CGTCTTCCTGCTGCATCTTGCGCATCTGATACGCCTGCAGCATCTGCTTGTAGCGGTTGGCTTCCGCAGCCTGCTGTGCAGCCGGGAACGCGCCAAACGCAGCGCCCAGCCCGCCACCCTGCGACATAGGCGTCAGCAATGCCTGCGACGCACCCAGCAGGCCCATGGTGATCGGGTCATTGAACCCACCGCGTGCATCTAAAAGTCCTGGCATGTCAGCCCCTGCTTTCAGTAGCGTAGTCGGGGATGGGTTGCCCGCCATAACCCATAGCAGTAGGTGCAGCAGCCGGTGCAACACGGCTAGGCATGGCAGGCGGTTGGTAGCCCTGTCTGCGCGACAGCAGGCCGCCCATGTATTGGTTCATCATCTGCGCGCTGCGCGTGTTGCCACCGTACTGCGGGAACGGTGATTGCCCAAAGCCGCGAAACATGGCGCTGAATTGCGGCGCATACATACCGGGGTTTTGCATAGCAGGCCCACCGAGCAATCCACCGAGATACTGCGAGCCTTGCGGCATGTAGCCGCTAGTGATGTCTGACCAGTTCATGATTGCCCCTTATCTACTGCGAAACCAACCGCCAGCAGGCGTTAACGGCGAAGCGTCTTCAATCGACAAGCTGCCATTCGTTGAGCTGTCAAACGGATTGCCGCCGCCCAGCAGGCCAAAGCTGCGCGCCATACCAAGCCCGCCAGCAGCGCCGCCCAGCGCGCCCAGCATCGGGTTAATGGACTGCGTGCCAGTAGCGGTGCGTCCCAAGTTGGGATTGAACATGGACGCAAACACGTCGAGCTGCTGACGCGGGTAGTTGTTGGCGTCCTGGAATTGCGCGTAGTCGGCGTTCAGGTAGTTTTGGCCGAGCGCTTGCTGCTGCTGGCCGATGCTGTTCAATGCGTTGGCATTGCCAAAATCGAACGCTTGTCGTGCGCCGGCAAAGGTTGGGGCAAATTGCGCTGCGCCTAACTGGCGGCCACGCTCAGCCTGGAAGTTCTGCCCGTACAACCCAAGCCCAAGCTGGCCTAGCGAGTCACCGAATGCGCGGTTCTGCTGGCCCTGCAGTTCCGACTGAGCGCTGCCACCAAATGCGCCGCCAAAACCCGCTGCAGCGTTGGTCTGCGCTGCCGTGCCCGTCTTGTACGCATCGGCCATGCGGCCCGCAGCGGCGTCGTATGTGCCGCGCAGGTAGGGATTGCTGTCCGGCGACAGGTACGCGCCCGACATCGTTTTGGACAGTTCGCCTTGCGCCTGATCGAACAGCGGCTGGCTGTAGTTGGCCGCATTGCGCGCCATGTCCATCCCAGCCAGCGTGTCCTCTGCAAACGGAGCAATACGGTTGTATCCGTAGTCGTTGTACGGCAGGTTTGCAACGTCCTGCACGCGCTGGGCATATTCGGGCGCATAGGGCTGCAGAAAGTCTGGCAACTCTTGCTTGCTGACTTGCGTGCCGCTGTTCTTGGATGACTTGTTGCCAAGCAAGCCGCCAAACAGCGCGATGCCGGCTGAGATTGGATCGAACGCCATACTAATCCCCCGTCAATGATCGAGCGGCTACCCAAGTGCCTGGCGTGCCGCTCGCAACGCACACCCACTCCGTAATCACATACTTGCTGCCAGCGCTGCCCAGTTCCGTCGGCGTGCTGTTGCGCACTACGTCGCCCTGCATCCAGTCGCCCGTCGTCGGGAACGAGGTATTCGCTGCATGGATAGATGCAATGCGGCCTTCTGTTGCCCCATTCACTTGGCGGGCAAGGCTTGCCAGCAAGTGCTTTAGAAACGGCAGGAAGGTTGGCCCCGTCAGCGACGGCAGCACCGGGTCTTCGTTGAGCTTCACTCGGAACTGACTCCAGACAAATCAACATCCAGCGCGGTGATTTCAAACCCGCCTGTGACGGTCATATCGACTTGATGCCAACGCGCCTCTGCCAGCACATCGAATCTCTTGTCGGCGTAGGCGGCGGATTGGTATGTAGATGGCACATCGCCTAGTGCATCGCCCACTAGCAAGTTCAAGCTGGCAGCGGTGGGATTGGCAATGAAGCGCGGACGCACCCGGCGCATGAGCGACAGATTGCCGTCGGTGCCGAAATACGTTGTGCGGAATGTGCTGCTGTTGGCGGAGCCGTTCAGCGTGGCAATACGGTCGCCAGTAGTGACGATCGCCGCCGCTTCCATATCCGCGTCGCGGAACAGGTCGTCGTAGCTCGGTGCGTCGATTGCCTCATACGTCACGCCAACCGGCGGCACGGTGTCGAACGTACTGGACGGGGCCAGGTATTGCAGGCCGAAGCGGGCTGCGTAGTTGCGCCCTCTGCCCCACTTGCCGGTGATGAAAGAGTAGATGAGACAGTCATTCAGGCTGCCCGTTGACTCGCTATTGGCAAACAGTATGTAGACGACGCCCTCAGCGCGGTCTACGACGCAAGAGGTCTTCTCGCGGTAGGTGGGGTTCAGCCGTTGGTAGAACCACCGACGTACTATCCCGTCGCCAATTTTAACAGGGCGCGAGCCGTCAAACACATACATGCCGCGCGGGCCAACAACAAAATGTGCGGGCGCACCATTCACCACAATCTGCGCCACCGCGTACTTGCCGACGCACCCACCGTCGCCTGGCACTAGCTGCCAAGTCCACCACAGCGGCGGGCCGGAATTGGTGCCCAAATACACGCCCGTGTTCTTGTACACCACCATCTGCTCGCCTAGCGGCTTGGCGGCACGAATGGGGCCGGGTGTGGCATACAGTCGCCCACGCACAGAGCCGCTTGCAATGGCAGGCGTCCAGTCCGTAGCGTTGGCCTGCGCACTGCTCCACCACCCGTCGTCATAGTCCCAGGCTGCGCCGTCGGATGCGTTAAAGGCCATTACAAACAGGCCAACCGTCTCCACAATCTCAGCACGCGGTGCGCCAGTGATGTCAGCAAACAGGCTGCCAGTGGATACCTGCATCACCGTGCCGTTGTTGGCCGCCAGCACCTGGTTACCAAACGTCGTGAAGTACCAGCTACTGGACGCGGGCGCGGAGTAGTTACCTGCTGCGCGGGTAACGTCTACCCAGGTTGCGCCGCTGGCTGAGTACAGCTTCGTGGCCGTGCCCATGTAAAGCGTCTTGGAGCTATCTACGCGCTCCACAGTGGCCGCGCCGTAGATTTCCGATGCAGCGGTAGCGATGCCCGTATCTAGCGCCTCTGGAGCGGATTTAATAGAGCGCTCGATGGGCATGACGCCGGTAGCGTCCACCAGTGCGCCAGCCACACCCGGATCAGCGTCCGGGGCGAATTGAGTCAACGGAACCAGCATGTCAGCCGAACCGGATGTCATAGGCCGGCAGATGCACCGGCAATTCGCGCTGTTTGTACCAAGTCGCGTTCTCGAAGTTGCGGCGCTCGTTACGGTTGAGTTCATCAATCCGCGCGATCGTCATCTGTTCGTACTGCACCAGGCGCGTGTCATCCAGCACGAACTTGCGGGCCTCGGCGAGCGATGCCATGAGATACACATCGGGGTAGTCCTGCAGCACCCAGTTGGTGTCGGAATCGGTTACCAAATTTGCTAACTGCACGCAGTAAATAAAGGTGGGCGACGAACTCTCAGCCGGGTACACCTTGATCTGGTTGTTGACGATGGAATACACCGGGTAGGTGGGCCGGATGCCACCCTGATCCATCGCCCGCATGTCTGCAGCGGTGATGGCTTTGTACTCGACTGTGCCGAGCGTCATTGAGACAGCCGAGCGGAAGTTGCTTGGAATGGATGCAATGCCGTTCACCACGCTCAGCGTTGTGGACGCTTCCATGCGTGGCGAAGTAATGGAGCGGGTAAGACGGTGGGTAGCAAACTCGATGAACGTCGGAATCCTGTCTGTCAGATCGTTGCGATGCAGCCATGCGGCCACCTGCGTCTTAAGTTCCGCGTAGGTATCGAGCGCCATAGTTCCCTCTGGTGATGGTGGGGCCAGCCTTGTGAGCCGGCCCCTTACTGCTTAACGCTTAGGGCGATCAGCCGTCAGCGTGGATGCGCGCGGCCAGCTGTGCGCGGATCGTCTTAAAGCCGTACAAAACGTCAATCCTGCAAGGCATGGTGTCCGTGCTGATTGCGTACTGGCGAACGGTACGCAGCGAGATGCCGTCGTAAACCTCGCGAGCGGCGAAGTCCACGCCTTTGGGCATCACCAGGTCAGCGGTTGCAAAGGCAAACGCATCGCGGTGGAACACCATCGACGGGGTAAGCAGCTCAGCATTGCCAGCACCGACTTTGACGATCGCCGAAGAGTTCGCCATACCGGCAGCCACCACGTTCTGGCGACCGCCAGAGGTGAAGATGGCCGGAGCAAACGACAGCGAACCAGCGCCACCAGCGTAGTCAGCGGCAACCACGAACTGCTGCAGCACACCGGTCGAAACCTTGGTCTCGGGGTGGACGCGGAAGCAGCCAGCAACGGTGAAGATGTCGCCAGCCTTAAACGTCGTTGCGCCGGTTGCCACGGTGACAGCGGTCGAGCCGTTGGTGGTCACTGCGCCGTTGACGGTGTAGGTGGTCGTCTTGGCGGCGGTGCCGGTTGCGTGGTTGGCGAGCAGAGTGTTTTCGTAGAAGTCGAAACCACCAGTGCGGCCCATCATGCCTTCTTTGTACTGCTGCTTGATCGCGTTGGAATCTTGGAACAGACCCTTGAGCGAATCCACCAGCTTGGCGGTATGGTCGGTCGACAACAGCGCAGTCCTGTTGTTGTCCATCGGAGCCAAGTTGTCATTCAGCAGCTTGCGGCCCTGCATGATGTTCAGGAACGAGATGGCATTGCCGTCGTTGTCGACAATGTTGTACACGTCCTTGTACATGCTGAGCGCATCGGCTTCGATGTTTGCAGCCAGCACAGCCATCGCAGGCTCAAGAATCCGCGACGAGAAGTCGTCCAGGCTCAGAGTCAGCTCGGCGCTGCTGAAAGTGATGTCCACGCCCTTTTGCGTAGCGATCTGCAGCGTGGTGCTGGTCTCGGTGGTGTCCTGAGCCGACAGGTTAGGGCCGGTGCGGACGGTGTACTCGTTGGGCAGACGGATCTTCAGCGAGTCGCCGATCTTCGCGCCGCTGTTGGCAAACGAGTCGTCGTAGGTGCGGTTGATGTTGCCGACGAAGTTGAGCTTCTGGTGCAGGATTTGCAGAGCTTTGCGTGTGACCGCCGTCGGCGTCAAAATTGTGTTTGGCATGATGCGTCCTAGAAATGAAAAAAGCCGCTTTCGCGGCTTTGGATTCGTTAGTGACTAAGTTGTGGTGAGTGCTATCGGCGTGCAGATGCCGTGCGCCGCTGTTCGTGGCGCATCCAGTCTTCGATGCTCATCTTGTCGGGATCAACAGTGGCTTTTGCGTTGCCGCCGCTGATGGTGCGAACAGGTTTTGCAGCGACTGCCGGTGCAGCAGCGCCCGCCTTTTTGGTCATCTCCGCGAGCACTTTTTGCGCATGAAGTGCCTTTACGATCCACGGTTCGCGGATGCCGTTCAGTTGCTCTTCTTTTGCGCCCAGTGACTTCGCTACTTCGCGCAGGGATTGCGCGTAGTCGGGCGACCACCCTTTAATCTCGCGGCTCAATGCCTCGTTTGCCTCTTGCAGTTGCCTGGCAGTTTCCTGCTGCTCCTGCATCGCGCGCTGGCCTTCGTGCTGCTGGATTTGTGCGACAAATTGTTGGCGTGAGTCTTTAAGTTGCTGGTACTTCATGAACTCGCGCTGGGCCAGTTCGCCGTTGCTTTGGCTTAGGCTGTCCCAATCAACGCCTGCGTACTGCTGCAGACGCTCATCCAGCGCAGTGAGTCGCGCCACCGCTTGGATGTTTGCCCTTTCAGCCTCGATGCGTGCCTGCTGCTGTGCGAATGTCTGCTCGGCTTGTTGGCGTGTTTGCGCCAGTTCCTGCGTCTTTCGCGTGTAATCGGCTTGCCGAAGGATTGCGTCCTTCAACTCAGGCGGGAGTGCGTATTTCTTCCCCTCGTACTCGA